CTGGTAGTCGCCGTTGCCACGAAGTTGATCGTGTACAGCGTCCAGTCGGCGTCGTTCAGGGCACCGGAGTCGTGAATGGCGTCCGGGTCACCGGCGTCGCCGATCTGGATGCGGCCCGCATCCGCCGTCCCCTTCTTGAAGTAGGCGCGCACCTGATAGAGGCGACCGATGACGGTCGTGAAGTCCTGGTACGCGACACCGGGGTTGGCGCCGCCGGACTCGGCGACCTCCAGGCAGTTGTTGCTCTGACCGCCACTGATGCTGTTGAGCGTGGCGTCCTGAGCCGTCCAGCCGGTGGTGTTCGAGTCGAAGCTGGAGTTCAAGCCGATGGTAGTCTTCAGGCCGAGAATCTTGTTCCGCAGGCCAGTCGAGAGCCGAAGTGGCATAATTGCGTCCTCTTGGTTGGTAGCTCGCTCAGGCCGTAGCAGACACAACGGCTAGAGGTTGAGATACAGCAGCTTGCGCGACACCGACTTGCACTATAGGCATTGGAGCGACGCACTCGCCTACTGCTGGGTAATAGCCTGCCGCAACTGGCGATGGCATCGCTAGTGCTGCGTCAGACCGTATGTAGTCCTCTTGCACGACAGCCACGTAGTGACTCTGGCCATCGACCTGCCTCAGAAACGCCGTGCCTCGTTCACCCATCAGTGTGTTGACGCGCCTCTCAGTCAGGTTCACCACTTGCCCACCGGGCAGGCCAACGCAGATACCGCGCGGACTCGCCCACATGAGCGCAGTGACGTTGCTCCCTTCTCCCACCACGCGCCCGTCAACTTCTACCATGGTGCCCGGTATGGCACCGAAGTCAGCGCGAAGGTCAGGAATCATCTCTGCCGGGTCTGTGCCAGCGAAGAAGTACGTCTCTGACAACGTAGCAACGTACAGCCCGTCACTCACGGCTCCGTGTGCGGCGATGCGTTCACCCATCGGGATGAAATCTTCGCGCAGGTCGAGCATCTCGTGGTACGGGCGTGTGTACAACAGCATGTCCAGCGCTGCCGTCCACAGACGGCCAGCGAAGTACACGATGTCTTCACACGGCGGCATCTGGTTCAGAAACATGGTGTCCGCTGGCACAGAAAACTCAGAGCAGTCGCCCTGATACAGGATCGTAGAACCCAGCGCGTACGTACCAGCAAGATACAATTCTGACCCGTCAGGGCCAGTAAGGTACAGATTGACGCCAGTGACGCCGGCAAGCGTCAACTCGGTGGTCACAGTTATCGCAGGGATAGACACGCCTGTGTCACCAACGAACAGCGCATGCTCAGACAGCGGTCCTTCCTCGCCGTTACGTTCGAACGACAAAGCAACAAGGTACCGTGCTTGGCGCATACTACCAGCGGCAGCTTGTGACACGACAGGAGTCGCAGGCGTGGGTAAACCCCATGGACGGTTGGTACCGCCGACGATCACACCTAGCTCAACGCCGTTGCTCCAGTACACCATGCCAGCAGGATGCCGACAGGCCCAGAGGTTGCCAGTGTGAGTGATGCTGTTGGCTAGCTCTTCAGCGGTGTAGTCAGGAAGCAGCCGCTTGAGAGCTGATCCTTCGACAAACAGATAGCCTTCGCCGTCTCCCCACGCCGCATCAATCACACCCGTGTACACGCGCTGTCGCCCGCCTCGGCGACGCACCTTGTTTCGGGTTGTAATGTCGACGTTGTCCCCTACTACGAGGCCGGTGGCTCCAACTTCATGAGGCTCGTCGACCAAGTTCAGACCTGTCACCTGATCGATCTTCACAGAAGCCTCCGTCAAACGACACGCGGTAAGCGGACTCGTTGCTGAAGTGGCTGTTCACGCCACCACTTCAACTCGTGCGCAGAGCGTCCCATGCCGAACCGACGCATGAACAGCGAGAGCTGGTGTTCCGCAGCGTCGGTGCGGTGCTTGGGTCTGGAGCCTTCAGCAGTCTCGGCCATGATTGCTTCGTAGGCGATCCAGTGAGCGAGGTACTGATGATGGTCCTCCGCGATCTCCGGGGAGTCAGCGTCGAGATCCGACATGGCAGCGGCTGGATACCAGTAGCCACGTACGACCATCGTCTCTTCTGCAGTCGGGATCGTGTAGACGTGCAGCGTCTGTTCTCGCTGACCGAAGCACGTTGGCCGGCCTGTGCCTGCTTCGGTCGCGATGGAGTTCTCTACGTCGAGAGTGCGAGCTTTCGTGACGTTCGCTGTACCAATGCGTGCCGACTGAACGGCGACCGAATTGCGAGACAGCGGGTATGCGCTCGTAGCTACGAGCAGGCTCACGTCGAGAGAAGCTTCCAGAAGAAGGGCTCGTTCACACGCTTCATCCTCGGCACGGTTTGCGTACCGGGTGTACTCGGTGTCCGAGCCAAAGTACGGAGCTACGCTGTCGTCTGCGTAGCTCCGCGCAACGGCGATGATCTCGCCAAGCGTCACTTACTTGGTCGCCGCTGCCGAGTTTGCCGGCTTCTTGCCGCCACCCGCAGGCGGCTTGGGATCGCCGGTCACGCCGGGTGCGCCCGCGTTCTCGGGGTCGACTTCCTTGGCGAGTTTCTCGGCGATCTGCGCGCCAAGCACCAGCGCCTGCTCGGACGGCAGGGATTCGAGGTCTAAGACGACGCCGTCAGGCCCTGACCGGAACTCCTTGCGCTCCTTGCCCTTGCCGATGATGACGGAGCCCGCGACGGTCTCCATGCCCATCTCCATGCACTCTTGGACGGTGAATCTGGTACGCATCGTGTCTCCTGGGTGTGCTGTCGAACGACTCGCCGGGGCAAGCTACGTGCTGCCCCGGCGAGTCTATCAGCTCCTGAAGCCGCTGCCTATCAGCCGGCAGCCTGCAGGAGCACCAGCGCCTCGGGCTTCACGCACTTGCGCCCGAACACGTCGAGGCCGCGCACCAGATCACCGAAGTCGTTCTGGTTCCGCAGCGTCTCCGTCCTCGAGATGCTGTTCGCGAAGGTAAGCGCCGACGTGTGGCCCGCGCAGATCGCGTGCCGTGCGGCGGCGCCGCCCTGAGTCTCGCCGGCGTAGTCCTCCCCCGAGTTGGCCGTGGGCAGGAGGTTCGACACGTAGAGGTCGAAGCGGTCGATCATGCCGAGCTTGCCGTTGCGCAGCGGGCTCGACGCATCGCCGGTGTAGTACGCCTGGGCGATGTTGGACTGCATCAGCAGGAAGCGCTCACGCGGCGTGAGCACGAGCCACCGTCCTTCCTCGGGAACGTTCTGCTCGTCGAGCACCGACGCCATCGCCAAGATCTTCTGCAGGATGTTTTCGGCATCCAGCGCGATCGGCGCAGCGTCGGTTCCCAGATCGTACGACCCGCTGACCACACCGGCAGTGGCTCCCTTGTTGGCAGCCGCGCCCTGGTCGAACGTGGCGAGCCAGCTGTTGGTGTCGATGGACACCTTAAGCTGCTGGCCGGCGTCGTCCGAGAACATGTCCATCAGGTTGTAGTCGGCCTGATGCGACAGCACGTCGTTGAGCTGGAAGGCGAAGTAGTAGCCCTGATCGATAGCCAGCTCCACCGAGTCCGGCGCCGGCACCTCGTAGTTCAGCGTCGCGCCGGCCTTATACGGGTTGATGGTGATCGACGGCGGATTCTGGATGATGACCTTGTCACCCTTGGACGAGAACTCGCCCTCCCAGTTGGTGTTGGCCACCGCAGCGAAGGTGGAAGCGGCGAAGAACTTCGCGTTGAGCTTGCCCGACCAGATGGCCGGAATGAATTCGCCCGAGTAGAACGCCGGATCGATGTCGAACGCGCTGGCATTCGTGATCGGAAACGTTTCGGCGGGAGTGATGGTTGCCATGACTCAGTCCCCTATGTTCCTGTGTCTCGCGTCAGCCCGCTTACCGGACCCGACCTTGAGCAACAGCGAGGTTGATGTCTGCCTCGGTCCGCTGAGCGTCCTCCCTCGACATCCGGCCACGAGCGACCAGACCGTAGAAGTCACTGATCTCCTTCTGCGTCCAGATCTTGGGCTGGCCGCCCCCTTCCGGGTTGGCCGTCTGGGCGCTGGAGCGAGCGGGCGAGACCTGTCTCTCCAAGGCTGCGCCTTGTGGCGACTGCGCGGGAGTTGCCGGCGTGGTCACCGTCGCAGGGTCTGCGGGCGGTGTCACCGTAGCCGGTGCGAGAGTCGCCTTGAATGCGTTGAACATAGCTGCCACACGAGTCGCGTCGTAGTTCACGCGGGCGTCGTTGAGCAGCGCCTGTCTGGTGTGCCCCGAGAAGGGGTCAACCTGTTGCAGCCAGTCCAACCACTGCGGGTTAACGTTGATCGCCTGATAGTCAGGTACGGCGCTTGCCACGTCCTTGAAGAACTGAGCCTCGGCACTGGCCTGCCCACGTTCCTCCACCTGTCCTACCTGCCCGCGCATCTCTTCGAGTGTTGCGGCGAAGGCGTCGGCCTTGGCCTGCACAGGAATCAGCGCGTCGGCTACAGCCTTGCGAGCTGCGCGTTGCACGAAGCCTACCATGTCGGCGCCGAAGGTTTCAACATCGACGTCGGTCACATCGGGCACGACGACTGGCTCGGGCTCGTTGAGCTTGTCGACGGACACCTGCAGCTTGTCGACGGTCTCCCGAAGCGACTTCAGCTCTTCCTCTTTCCGCTGCAACTCTGCGTTCGCATGCCCACGGAACGAGTGGTAGCGCCGCTCCCATGTGTCCTGGTCCCCGGTCGGGCCGCTGGCGGGGAAGCCGTCAGCAGGGTGGCCGTCGGGAGTGATGGGCATGGGATCAGACGGCGAAACTGCCGGCTGAACGGCGGGTGCTGGCGTGGCCGGCACCGCTGCGGGGTTTTCGGACACCGCACCGGGCACTGCGGGTTGTGCCTCGGGAGTGGCTGCGGGCGTGCCAGCGACACGGCTCTGAAGGGCGTCTGCCCGGTCCAGGCTAGCTTGCACATGCTTCGGGATTGAACTCATAGTTGCTCCGTTATCGGTCAGCGTTTGTCAAATGCGGCAACGTACTGCCGCGCGTTTCTGATATGTTCGAGCAGTGTGTCGAGCGTTCGCACTTCACCTTGTGCTCTATGCATATCACCTACGTCCTTCGCTCCTACTAGACGCGCATCAGCCTCTTTGCGCCACCCTTCGAGGTACTTCCGAAAACGTTCGTGTTCCGGGTCGTCCAAGCGAGCAAGCGCTTGAGAGGCTATGCGGTCTGGTTTCATCGAAGAACGAATCCTCAGTTGAAGCTGTCGACTACCGGCGTGCCGCCGTCATCGAGCACCTGTCCGTCTCCCGGTCCTGCACTCTGCGGAGCCGGCAGCATGTTTGGAGTAGCACTCGGCAATGCCGGCACAACCTTGTCGACGTTCATGTCGAGGCCCTTGGCAGTCTCACGAAGCACTTCCGCACGACCCTCGATGCCAGTGATCTGAAGGTCGACGGGGTTCATCGTCTGCTGCAGGAACTCGTTGCGTCGAACCATCGCAGTCTCCTTCGCGATGAGACTCTTGGCACCACGTGCTTGCACGCGAACATCACCCTTGATCGACGGGTCTTCCGCGAACAGCATGTTGTGGTGGTACAGCCTCTCCAGCAATGGAGTCAGGATGTCGAGATCGATCAGGCCGACACTCTGTTGAATGATCTTGCCCGCATGTTGCACGAGCATGGACATGCCAGTAGCCGTGCGGCCAATGCCACCTCCTGGCGCACCTCCTGACATGTACCGTGGCACACCCACGACATCGTCGGCAATCGCCGCGAACTTCTCGTAGATGGCCATCAGCTCGCCAGCGTGCATCGCGGGCTGGAAGAACCCGACCGGTGGCGCAGTCGTAGCGCCGTTGGGGTCCGACTTGGTCTGCCACATCTTCCACGGGTACATCTCGGTTACGTCTTCGCCGGGTGGCAGACGGTCGAGGTTGACCCATACCTGCGGCCCTGACGCAATGCCCATGTTGTTCGCGATAGCACGAGCTGCTGCGTTGCACATGTCCTGCGTGTCGCGCATCTGGTCCATCGGCGAGTTGCCCCAGAACAAGCCAGGGACCGGCTCCCAGCTCGTCTTGTAGTAGGGCCGGCGTCGCAGCGGGTCTTCGTTGAGCACCGCTTTGATGACCCACCTTCCGATGACCCACACCTCGACTTCGTACTCCGCTGTCAGGTCAGGCACCGACGCTTCGTCCATGCCCCACTCGCGTAGGTGCGTGCCCTGCACCGAGCCCCACATCTGCAGAGCGTCAATGAGATCCTGCGTGTTGTCGTGATTCGTGTCGCGCCCTTCGGCGTGCGCACGTTCCGACTCGTTCATCGTCCAGTCCTTGAGTCCGCCACGTCCGTGCTCCATCAGCACAGCGTCGATGGCGTCGTCGGAGTACCCTGCTACGCCCTTCATGGCTTGCAAGTCGTCACGACGCATTCGGTGGAACTCGATGAAGTCGCCGTCGTTTGGCGTGGTAGCTCCTTTGGACGGATACACGTAGAACGGGTCTACACGCTCCCACTCAGGTACCAGCTTCGACTCGACTTGCGGCGTCCAGTTGCCCTGACCATCGTCGGTCCACTGCACGACGCTGCGACGGCGAATGACTGGACCCTTCACGACCATCGCAGGAAACGTGGTGATGTCGTCGACACACTCGGAGATGGCAGCCATGAACTTGCCTTCCACGAGCTGGTCTTCCATGTACGACTCCATGCGCTCCGTCGTCTTGCGAGCTTCCTCTTGCAGCTCCGCTAGCACGAACGCACGCTGTTCCTCGATGACCTTGCGGAAATCCATCGGTTGGCCCGAATCCGCCATCACCTGCATGGCGTTTATCGTGCGCTCCCACACCTCCTGCATGAACGCAGGCGGAAGCTCGGGCAACGGAGTCGGGTCGAGTGTCCACGGC